GTATGAGGACTGTCAATGATCACCCTCCTGATCTCATGCACCACCGGGTGATCGGGATTGCCAGTCAGTTCAATGCTCTTGAGGTCGGGCATGTACTTTTTGAGTAAGCCCAACGCGGCACGCACTTGGCTGTCATTCATCAGCGCGGACTTGGCGCGCTTCTCCCCCGGTTGCAGCGGCTCCGGCTCCCCCGGGAAGCCCTCGGCCATGATGTGTTTTTTCAGGCGGTTGATCAGTTGCGACGCACAGCGCCGGTCAACTTCCCACTGCCTGATTGGTGTCCGCCTGCTTGCCATGCCGCACCCCCTCGGGCGTCGATCGGCGCCAGCCCTCGCCAGCACTCGACCCTCAGTCAAGCACACGAAAAACGCACCGGTAAGAATTCCCGGCGCGTTTTCCGTGCAAGTGTTTGATTAGACTGGAATTTCAGCAGCAGGAGAAATTTTCAATTTGGCCAGGACTTCGCCGCCGGGGGTCGGGACTTTGGCGACGCGGTGCGTCTGAACAAAACAGTTGTCGTCACAGCCCAGGTAATCGGCGATCCCGTCGCGGGTCGCTTTCATCCTGGACGCCAGCCCGTCGTCATCGAATCGGCGTTTGTTGGGGGGGACAAACACAAACTCGATCTCGACGACGTGACCGGCCGGCACCTTGATTAACGTCGGTGCCGCCAGCCGTAACGCCAGAAAGGCCGCCCGGCGCGCTTCCCGTACCGCCTTGGCGCGCTTGCTCCAGTGCACCCGAGCGTTGGGGCTCAAATGCGCCGAAGGCCATGCCAGGGGGATCACAAGCGCTTGATCGATCATCGTTAGCAGGCTCACGTTTAACATAATAGACGTTATGCGTACTAGAGTATCGCCGCACCGCAGCAACTATCAGTTGCTGCGATACAGGCTCAGTGTAGACGATGATCAGTGTTTGCTGCGCCCCGGATCCGCCATCACCGTCACGGTGCCAGCGCTGCAGCGCGGCCCCAGGCGCAGCATGATCTGGCTCAAGACATACAGTGCCGTGTCCGCGTCCGTGTTGTCCGCCATCGTCGCCACCAGCGACTCAATCAGCCCGCTCACTAGCTGCGTCATGTTCGGCGTGCCCATCCCGCGCGCCTCGTCGATAAACCCGTTGATGGTGGTCAGGATCAATTCGCTTTCCAGCTTGAATTGCATCCCCTCGTCAAACTCAAGGTCGGTCAGATTCATGTCCACCCCTATACCTGATTCATCCAGCGCACCCAGCGCGCCAGCCAATGCTGCGACGGCCGCTTGGCCACCCGCGGCCGTGGCGCCGGCGCATTGATCGCCCACCACGCCCACAGCTTGAACAGTTGCATGGCCAGCCACACGCCGGCCGCGATCTCAATGATCCACATCGTTCTCACTCCCCAGGATCAGCGACTTGGCCGGGCGCGTGTCCATTACAAAATGCTCCTTGAGCGGTATGTGTTTGGCAAACACCAGTTTCAGCTGCTTGACGTCAGCGCCAGCCAGATACAGGCGCCACGCCTTGAACAGATACGCACCTTTGGCGATCGGGCGCAGGCGGTCGTGACTCGACGTCGCCGCACTGGTCAGGCGATCGCGCAGCAGCAGCAGCGGGGAACCTTCCTCCAGGCCTATGCCGGTCTCCAGCTTGCGGAAAAAGTCGAGCGCGTGTTCCTGGCGGTGCTGACCAAACACATACATGGCAAACCCGGTCAGGCCCGCACCGACAAACTTGCGACACCAGCGCGCCGCGATCACCCGATTCGCACACTCGTTAAACCGCGGCCGTTGCGCCACCTTGAGCAATTGCTCGGCCGACGGGTTCTTCTCGATCGTCGAGTCATACGGGTTGCCGCACTGCTCGTAATAGAACATCAGCCGCGCCATAGGCGCGACCACGTTGTAATTGGTGATCCCCGCCAGCGCCATCACATCCCGCGCGTTGCGCACGTTGCGGTTGGTGTCGATGGTCGCAAAGCTATCGGGCGCCAGCCCACGCACGACCAACGATCGAACCGTTTTACCGGCGATCACAATCGCCTGCAGGCGGTGTTGGCCGTCGATCAATTGGCCATTGGTGGCGAACCGGATCGCATCCCCGTTCAACGCCCACTCCCCGCGGCCAATCGCACCCGCCAAGGCCTGCGCCCGCTGATACTGCAAAGGCCGGTTATGCAGGTTCACCTCAAGCCACAGCGCGGCCTGTTGCGGTGTGATTTCTTCGACGTTTGCCTCAATCAATAGATCCATTTGCGCCATGTTCATGCCCTCTAATCCCCATCAGTTATATTCGTTTGTTGTTGTTTGTTGCAGATACAGTACAAATCTAAAGCCGTGCCGCGGCACTTCGGAGCCTGGAGGCTTGAGCACAGCGGGCAAACCTTCCCCCTACCCTCGCAGTGATTTCAGCGAGCACGATAGAGGGAAGGTTAACCGTATCACTCCGTCACCTCTCGGCCGTCGCGTTACGGGGCGCGGGTCTGTTATGGCCCCCACACACACCGGCTTTATCGCCCCATAAGGCGCTCCCCCAGGTCCGGCGGATCGGTGTCGCTCGCAGTGCAAGGGAATCCCCCAATACACGCCCTGCTCTCCCTATCCCTTCACCTGCGCCGATGCGGGTCACCCACAGTATCGGCTTGGCAGTTTTGGACCGGCGCGCGCTGTCGTGTTTGAGCCGACCACGCACAGGCCGGCAGAAAAAGGGGAATCAGATAGGAGGGTTTGCGAAGGTGGCATTGAGCCGTTAGAATTCGCTTGCCGTCTCATCCCCGCCCGCTAAAGCGAAGTATCTGAGACCGATGTATCAGAGACCTTGCCGGGTCAACTGGTACGCAACTAAGCCCCACTTGTGGGGCTTTGTTGTTTCTGCTGCTGGCAAAGGTAGTTATCGGATCCAAGTAAGTCAACGGAACTTGTTACTGTGCTTTTACACACGCTGTTTCTTTATCCAGTAGTTGCAACTTAGCCCGCACTACTTTGGCGGCCGCCTCAAACACCGCTTTGCGCAGCGCTTCACGCTTGCCACCCTCGGTTTCGTAAAACGTCATCGCCATAATCGGCCCGTACTGGTCGCGCACAATCACGCCCTCAAGCTCGCATTGCGCGCTCAAGTGGTAATGCATCAGCAAGTCAATGCAATCGCTGTCATCGTCCAGGGGGCGCCAGTCGCGCATATAGGGCAAGTCGTTGACGGTGCGGTATGGGTGGCCCAGCTCGTCGAACTCAAAACCCATATCGGCGCCGATCATGCGCCACGTCGTTAATTCGTTGTTGTTCATCACTGTTTCATCCATTTTTCAGCCTCTCGGGTCAGTTTCAGGGGGGGTCGTGCCAGATTCACCGCCATGGCGATCTGGACGAATTCCGTCAGGGTCTGATCCCGATCCGCTGCTGCTTGGGCGCAGGCATCCAGAAAATCCGGGGTCAGGCGTACCGACAGCCGCCCCGATCGTCGTGTTTTCATTGGTGATCACCGGTGGTTTGGGTTGAGTGGGCATCATACCCGTGTTCACCCAAACTGTACACCCAAATAGTGCGTACATTATGGCTGTACAAAACAGCAGCCAGCCGACGACCCTGATCATAGGCCCAGCATATTGCGTGCGGTGCGACCACCCGGGATCAGGTCGGTCGCAATGTCCGCCGCCTTGCCCGCGAAGAACCGCCCGGCCGTGCCGCTGTCCGGCGTGCGCTTCTGCGTCAGCGTGACGATGGTGTTCATGTAACGGCCGATATCGTCTTGCCCGTGTTGCTTGCCCCACTGGCCGCGCTTCCAGTTGCTGTAAAAGCTGGTCGGGTTGAGCTGGCCGTCGGCGTTGCGCGCCCCTGGCTTCTGCAGCGTCGAGGCGATCAGGTATTGCTTGCGCAGCTTGCGCAGCTCGGCCCGCGTCGCGTCCGGGAGGTTCTTCTCCATGGCGTCAACCATCACCTTCATCATTTTTTCCGCGTCAAACACCTTGTCCGGTTTGCTCTGGCCTATGCCGCTGTCGATCATGTCGCTGAACTTGGTGCGCATGATCTGCCATTGCTGGCCATCGAGCGCGCCGCCGTTGAGGCTGGCCATGGCCTCGATCTCGTCGGTCAAGCGCTTGAGCGCGGCTTTGTGTGCGCCGGTGGTTTGCTCCAGGACCGTCGCAAACTGGTTCTTGATCTGGTCGTCAATGGCGACGTTGCCCATGTCGGCCGCGATCTCGTCCAGGCGCCCACCAATGTTTTGTTTGATATCGGACACCATCGGGTCCGTCAGGTTGACGCCAAACGGCACGTCCAGCTCACGCCCCAGGAAGTTAGTGGCGGCCTGCTGCTGCGCGTCACGGATGTTTCGAATGCCGCCGCCAAACACCGGGTGTGAGGTCAACCGGTCCTCGTTGCGCTGCAGCTCACGCGCGGCCGCGCCGCCGATCTCGTCGCCGGCCCGGGCGGTCAGAATCGCCCGATCGCCGGCCGTGGTCGGCACACCGCGAACGTACAGTTCATCCGGCGTCATCGTGCCCTCCATGACGCGCAGCGTCGCCGGCGAACCACCGTCGGCCGCCTCGATCGTGTCGGTGACGCGCTCGGCCATGCGCGGCGCGGGATCCGGCGCCGACCCGGGCGGATTGGCGGACGGGCTCAGCGGCTCGCCCTCGACAAAGCCGTTGTTGCCCCCTCTTGGTCGCCGCGGTGCGGCTGCTGCAGTGCGACCCCCGCGCGCGGCCGCCTCCTGCGCGTCCAACTCGGCCGCCCGTGCGCGCAGCAGCTCCATGGGGTCCGGCGGTACCTCGGGAAAGTCCGCGGCCTGCGCCCTGGCGGCGTCCACAGGCGGCCGCTCACCGGGCATCATGCCGCCGGGGTTGATCGGGATCTCGTCATACGGTGACGCGGCCCGGCCGAACCCGGGCAGACGTTCCAGCGCTTGCCGGCCCTTGCCAAAAGCCCAGGACGTCGCGCCAGGGATCAGCTCGGCCACGCCGGCCGATCCCGCCCCGATCGCTGCACCCATCCACGGGCTTTCCGGGGTTGTCGCCGCGCCCAATGCGCCCTCCATACCCATCACCGCCGGCAGACCCGCGCCAGCCAAGGCAATACCGGCGCCGACTTGCGGCGCGTACTGCGCGGCGTCGGCCAATGGCCCGGCCGATTGGCTCAGCGCGTCACTGGCCGCCCGGCCTTGCTGGTTGGCCTGCTGCCAATACGGGTTGTCGCTCAGCAGCGAGCCGGCGCCGGTGATCAGGTTGTCGATGCCCTGATTGAGCGCCGCACCGGTACCGGCGCCAGCGCCTGGATTGTCAAAAACGGCCTGCGCCTGTTCTTCGCTCAGCGGCTCCAGCACACCGCCACCGGTGTCGAGGAAATAGGCGCCGCTCTCGTCGCGCTTGAGGCTTGGCATGGCTTACCTCCGGTCGATGGTGCCGCTGTAGTTGGTCGATCCGCCTGGACGCTCTGTAACGTCGCTCAGGCCGCCTTTCGGCTTGCCCTTGGTCAAGGCCTTGCTCGATGACGATTGGCCGACGCCGATCGGTTGCGGCTGGATCCCGTAGCCTCGATAGGTGTTCTGGCGCAGGTCGCGGGTCTTCTGCGCCAGCGACTGGATCGTCTTGATATCGGTGGTGGTCATCACATAGTCGTCAGGCGCACGAATCATTTTGTCGATCGCTTCCTTCTCGCTCTCAGACGGCGCCCCGGTGTTCTGCAGGACTTGCAGCATGGGCCGCACGGAACTATTCCACTCCATGGCGTAGCTGGCCGCCTCGCCCGTGCCCAGGCCCTTAATCGCCGCACCCTTGGCGCGGTTCTCGACCCAATCCTCGACGTCGTTAACGCTCGCTTCCCACATATCCGCCTGCGCCATATCCTTGTTCGCCTTGACCTTCTCGGCCGGTGGCAGGGTCTGGAATAACGGCACGTCGGAACCTAACAGGCTGTTTTTGTAGCCCTGCTCTTGGGTCTTGAGCCCGGTCAGTTGCCGGCTCGCGTTGCTGGCCGCGGCGCTGGCATTACTGGCGCCGGCACTGGCTTGGGTACCGAACCACTTGCGCGCCAGGTCCGCCTGGTTAATCGCGTGGGCCTGAATCGCTTTCAGCTCGTCCAGCTGCTGCGCCGCCTTCTGCGCCAGCGTCATGTTATTCACCGCGAAGTCCTGGCCCTGGACTTGCCGTTGCATGGCTTGGTTGCCGGCGGCCTCATAACCCAGCTGTTGCCCGGCCAGATTCTGATAGCCGGGGATCTGCGCGGCCTTGAGCCAAAATTGCTGATCCGGCTCGCGCGCCCCCAGCAAGCCCTGGCCGGGTTGCACCGGCCCTTGCTGCTCCAGGCTGCCCAGCAGGCCGCCGAACTGTTCGGCGTTGCGCTCCTGGTCCTTCTGCTGCCAATAGCCCTGATTGTCGGTCAGGAAGCGCAGCAAACCTTCCATTGCCATACGTCACCTCACTTGAGCCCGAAGCTACCGCCAATGCTGCTGTTTTTGCCGCTGCTGCTGCTGGTCGAGCTGCTGTTGTTCCAGTTGAACCCGCCCTGATCGAGCGTGACCGGCATGCCCAGGATCCCGGCGTATTGGTTGACGTTGTACCAAGGCATCGAGCGCGCAAAATCACCCTGCGCCAAGTTGGTACCGGCCGACTGTTGCCAGCCCTGCGCCAGATTGCCGAAGCCGGCCGCGGTCTGGTTGCTCAGGTCGCCGAACTGGCCATACATGCCCGCCGTTTGGTTGCTCAGGTCGCCCAGGCCCTGATACAGCTGCCCCAGGTTGCCCAGGCCCTGCGCGGCCGCCAGCCGTCGATCCTGCTGGCCGCTATAGGTGTTGGCCGTAAAGTCCGACATCGCTTGCATGGCGCGATCCGCGCCCAGCGCGGCGCCGATCTGTTGTCGACTGCCCCCCAGGCCGCCGGCCAGCATGGCGTCACCCTTGAGCCCAGGTAACAGCTGCTCATTGAAGGCTTGGCCCATGCGCTTCGAATAGGCCGCCATCGCCGGATCGATCTCGGGGTTGAGCATGGTGCGCAGCCCGGCCGCGCTTTGATCCATAAGATTCATGCTGCCTTGCATGGCGCCCTGCGTATAACCCAGCTGGCCGATCCCGCCGTTGATCATATTGCGCGTGTCGCTCAGCTGCGCATTGCCGCGCTGCAATGACTCCATGCCCTGCGTGTCGCCCCAGGTGCTGCGCGCCAGGAAGTTCTGCGCGTTCTGATCCTGGCCCGCGCCCGCGGCATTGCTGCCCATTTGGTACATCTGCTGCAGGTACGGCGACTGTTGCGACCACATGCCGGTCCCGTAGTCGTAGCCTTCGCCCTGCGTGCTGCTGTTGCTGGTCGAGGTCGTCTTGCCGCTGCTCTTGCTTCCGCCAATGCTCATGGCTCTAGCTCCCGCTCAATTTCCACCCCTAAAAACACCGGGTCCAGGTGTTTAAAGCCCAGCGGCGCCAGCTTGCGATCCCATCCCTTGCGCCCGCCGAGCGTCACATACTTGGCGCCGATAAACCGCCCCAGGCGTTTCAGGTAGTCGAAAAATTCCCATTCCCACCCCTTTTGGAAGTGCCCGCCGATCGCCACGACATGCAGCCAGTCATCCCACACACGGATCACCGCGGCGCCTTCGAAGTGGTCAAAGATCAGCAGGCGCCAGCGCTCGTCGGCGCGGCAATTGTCCTGGATCTCGTCCAGGCGCATGTCCACCGGCCCGCGGCTCTGGCTCGCCTCGATATGCTTGGCGATCGTTGGCCAGAAAAAATCGACTTGAAACGGTTGCACGACGTTAATTTGCATTGGCCACCCCCGACACCCGCACGATAGACATGGATGCCCGTACAGTATTGGTGCCCGTCTTGGTCGGGTGCACCCCCGCCGCACTTAACACGATGGTGTCACCCTGCGTCAGCGGCAGCAGGATCAGCGCCGACGCGGTGACAAACTGATCGTCCAGGCCGCCGCCGCCAAACAGGTAGTCGATCGCGCCAGCCCCCAGCGGTGTGCGGGTCAGGCGCAGGCTCACGCTGTAGCTCTTGGTCGCCGGTGCTGGGAACGGGTCGGACACCACCGCCGCGCTGATCTGATACAGGCCCTCCTGCGCGCAGGTCCACACGCCGGTGCTGCTGTTGAAGCTGCCCCCGGGTTGCTCCCAATCGATCACCGGCGCGGCGTTGAGCATGGTGCTGTAACTGGCCGTCGCGCCCACGGTGATCGTGTCGGTGTTGCGCACGCTCACCGATAACGGCCGGTCCAGGTCGGCCATCGCCGAGGCAATGCGGTTGAATTCATCCCACACCGCGCGGATCACGTCGCCGGGATCGTTGCCGGGTGCCGGTGGGTTGGCAGGTCGGTAGGGTTGCGGCAGCGAGCGGTTGTTGTCCATGCGTGGCATGTCACACCTCGCCCACTTCGGCCGCTTTAATGGCGTACTTGTACAGGCGCCACACGTTCACCGTATTACCCTCGATGCGCAGCGACAGCAGCCGGCCCTCGACGATATCGGTGACGCCCACATCGGTACCAATGACAAATTCCTGCGGCTCGCCCCAGGTAATCGGCTGGTCAAACCACGCTTGACCGCCGAGCGTGAAGGTCAGCACGTCGCCCGGTTCGCCCTCGATCCGTGGGACCACGGCCGTCACCAGCTTATGCGCGCGAAAGTCGCCGATCGGACCCCCCAGGCGCTCGATCGACGAATAGACCGGGGCGCCGTCGGCGGTGCCAATGACGTCGACGTTGTACAGGTGTTCACGCACCCGATCACACATCAGCAGGCTATCTTCGGTGGGGTCAAAACTCTGCTGATCCCAAAACGTTACGTCCGTCTCCCATGCGTTGGGGTCAGTGTTCCAGCTGTTGCCGGTACCGGCGCCGGTCAGCGAGACAATGCCGCGGCAGACGCTGGCCACTTGCGGCAGCGTGCGCACGCCGATATCGCCGGTCTTGACGTCAAGTACATAGGCTTTATTCAGCCAGGACTGGCCACCCTCGGGAATGCAGATCCACACCTGATTGGAAACGATGCGCGCGACCACGTTACACATCTTGCGCTTGAGCGGTTCGATCGAGTGAATCAAGGTTTTCTGGACCTTCTCGTCGACCACGCTGGAAAAGTTCTGGCCGTCGTGGCGGATCACGTCGGTACCAGTCAACACCCAATGGAAGCCGTTGGCCTCGACGACGCAATTGAGCGCGACGACGCCCGTGGTCTGAAATATCTTGCGGGTGGTGAAGACGTACTGCCCGGCGACGTACTGCGCCACATAGGTCGAGGTCTCCTTGTAAATCACGAACGTGTCGCGCAGGCCGGCACCGTCGACGATCGAGCCCGGCGAGTCCGCACACAAGCCGTCACCGGCGTCGTTGGTGGCCGTCGGTGTCCACTCTTGCGGGATCGCGCCGGCCTGCGCCCCGCTCGACCACCAGAATTGATTGCCGTAGTTGATCCCGGCGTCAGTGATGTTCAAGGCGAACAGGTGGTACTTGGTCGCGCGCAAGGCCTTGCAGCGTGCCGTCGCCGGCCAGCCCGGCAACACCGCGGCCTTGTGGGTCGTGTCGCGGTCCCAATACATCGGCGCGTCATGCGAATTGTTAAAGCAGGGAATGCCGTTCAACACACACATGCTGATATCGCCGGCCTCACTGGTCGCCAGCCCGGCCGCCGGCGTTATATCAAAATGCGTGGTCCCGTCGGTGACATAGAGCTTATTGGCACTGAAATAGATCCAATATGACTCGGCGCCGATCACCACGTTACCGGCGTACAGCGGACCCTGGCCGGCTGGCAGGGGATCGGCATAACGCGCATATCCGCCGACGCGCTCAGTGATGCCGTCACGAAACACCGTGTTACTGCCACCGGTCCAGGTCTCCGGGTTGACTTCCTCCGGTGGCAGATCCAGGACAATGCCGCTGTGCTTGGCGGGTAGGAACTCGGCCTGCTTCATTGGCGCAGCTCCATCCATTCCGTCACCGTGGCCGACGCCCCGCCGGTCAAGTTGATCTGGTATTCATGCCCAGGCGGCACAATCAACTGGATATTGCCAAACACGCCGGTACCGGCCTCACTGATCAGCGCGCGGGCAATGATGCTGCCCCGGACAAACCCGACCATATAGGTCTGGTTGGCCGTGGCCGCCACGGCGGTGACGCTGACTTGTATGGTCTGGTTGCTGTCGTTGATGTATTGCGTGGTAAAGGCGCGTTGCGCCGCGACGTTCTGCCACAGCTGGCCCACGCCAATACCCTTGGCAGTGTTCCACGGCCCCCAGGTTGGCACGCTGTACATCCGCCACAGCATCCGCTGGCCGGCGTTGCAGAAATACAGTTGATACTGGCGGTTGCCGTCCCATGGGATCGTCACCACCACGTCACCCGGTGTCCACCCTGGCGGCAGTTGACCGGTCGAACCGGCCACCACGCCAGCAATGCGGAACTGTTGCGAACCGGCGTCAATATTGCCCAGCGGACGGCCGCCGGCGATCCCGGTGATCGCGTTAAAATCGTCTTCGGTGCCGACGATCGGGATTCCCACCGTCAAGCCACTGAATTGCGTTTTGAGGACGTGCTTAATCAAGCGCAGGTGGTCGTCGCCCTGGCTCTTGGGGTCGGTGCCCTCGGGGTTGGTGTCGATCAGATTTTTGATGAAATTACCGGTTTCAAGGCTCATGGCGCGGGGATCTCCGGTGTGATCGACAGCGGCTCAGTCCCGGCCCTGGTCGTGTAATAGGCGCTCACTTGCTGCTGATACTGGCCGTCGAAGTAGTTGGCCGTTTCGAACTCAAAAATGAATTCATACAGCGCTTTCATCGCTGGATAAAAATACAGTAGTGGGTTTTCGTCCAGTATGTCGTTTGTGTCCGTGTCCGCGGTGAATGGCGCCAGCTCCAGGCTCAAGCGGTAGTTGAGCATGGTCCGCGCATCGTCGATAAACCCCGGCACCCGGCTGGCCATGTCCTTACGGTGACTCTGCGCAATGATCTTGGCCTGCAGCTCGGCGTAGTTCATCCCAAGAGCCTCCCCGCCGACGTCGCAGACGCGCCGCCGCTGTCGTTGATTGATCCCACCGTCAGATACAGGGTCTTGCCGACGTCGGCCGCCTGCACCGTATAAGAAACGCCGGTGCCCACCTGGACACCGGCCAACTTCCAGGTAAACACCAGCGGACCAACGTCGACCCACTGGCCCGGGTCGCCGGTCATGACACTGCCCGGGGTCGCGGTCGCCCCGCCAATGCTTGGCGGTACCGTGTTGCGCGGTTTGGAATAGACCTTTGCCGGCAGGCTGATAGGCTCCCCCGGCTTGACCACGCGCCCAAACACCGACTTACCGAAACGGATCATCAGAAGGCCACCTTGAAAGGCTTGCTTTCGGGATGGTTGATAAACTTGGCCCACTCGGCTTTGTACAGCGCCGGGTCAGCGATACAGCCCAGCGAGTCCGGGTTGTATCGCTCCAGGTAAGCCATCTCTTCCTCGCTCAAGTGCAAGGCCCAGCGCGCCGACTTCTCGGCAAAGTCGCGGATATCAATCCGGCGCAGCTGGCTTCTTGTTACCTCGGCCCGCGGGTCGATCCAGGTGTTGTACTTCGGCATAGGGGGTCTTCTCCCACAGCTCTAGTTCGGCGTCGGACAGTTCCAGCTCGATAAAGTCACCGGGCGCAAGGTTGCCGCGCTCGGTGCCTAAGAGCCGGTCGCTGATATTGACCAACTTCACGCGGGTCATGCGACCACCGCCAACGCCTCATCGATCGCGTAAATCGCGCCCTGGCTCAGTTCGTTCAACACCAGGAACGACCATTCCCCGGACATGAGGTTTTTGTCGCTCAGGCCGGTCTTGCCGAGTGGCTCGGTCTGGTACCCGCGCAGGAACGACTGGCGCAGGTGCGCCGGGTCGATCAGGTAGGCGGTCGACGTCGCCGCGGCGTCGGTGGGTTGCAGGCGGTTGTCGCGGATCTGGATCGTCTGCCCGAAGTCGGTGACAAACACGTTGACCGAACCGTACGCGGTCAGGCTCTTGGGCTCGCTTTGGGTCTGCGTGGCCTGCATCGTGGCGACTCGGGCGGTCGCGGTGAACAGGTATTCACTGAGCTTGCGCACCACCGGCGGCCGCGCCATCAGCGTCGTCGTGTTGCCGCCGTTCTGATAGATCGACTGCAGCACGTCGCGGATGGTGGTCTCGCTCAGCGCACGCTTGGTGCCCGGGGTCGGGGCGACAAACAGCCCGGTACCGGTGTTAAACCCGCCGGCCACGCCGGTAGCGCCCAGGCTGATATTGGTTTTCAGCTGCGCGCCAAACCCGGCGGACTTGCCGGCGATGGTGTTGCCGTCACCGGCGACGCTGGCTTGGTGGGTCAGCTGGATCGCCTCGACGTCACGGCGCAATTCCTTCTGGCGCTTCATGACTTGGCTGGACATGCTCGCCAAGTTGCCCACGCTGTTAGCCGCCTCGGCCGAGTGGCTGATCTGCACTTCCTTGACGCTGATCTGCGTGTAGTTGGCCAGCCGCGCACCCAGCCGGGTGTCATTCTGCGCAATGTCGGCACCGTCGACGACGGCGTTGGCGGTGTTGGGGTCAGCGAGTTTGTCCTCGACCCATTCCGCCTTGCGGTTGCTGTGCGTGCCCTTGCTGATCATGTCGGTCAGCGGCAGCGGGATCGAGGAGATATCCCAAATTTTGTTCATCACGTCTTCACGGATGACACCACCGACGAGGACGGCGCTCGCGTCTTGGTGGTCGAGGTTAGTGGTAGACATAGCTCACCCCTTCAGGAGTAATTCCACGGCTCTTTGCTGGTCGGCCTGATTGCCGCTCGCCTTCGCCCTGGATATGGCATTGGTAAGGTCCGTGCCCTTGCCATTCAGCTGTCGCTGTTGGGCCTTGGGCTCCGGTGTGCGGATCTGCTTCACGTTCTCTTTGGCCGAGCGGATCCCCGCTTTCAGCCGGCAGAAGTCATGCAGCATCTTGACGACACGATGGTCAGCGACCTTGGACAAATCCACGCCGTACTCTTTGCCCAGGTCAAACATCGCAGCGCGCCCTTTCTCAAAGGCGGCCCGATCCTTGAACTCTGGAATCACTTCCAGCATGGCGGCGTGTTGCTCGCGCAGGTGTTGAATCTGGCGTTGGGCGATCTCTTGCTGCTTCTCAGCGGGCAAGTTCATGTATTGCGCCATTTCCTGCAGGTCGTTGTATTGCGTCATCACGCGGTTTTCGCGCTCGATCAGGCTGGCCGTTTGCGTTTGGAAGTCCTGCGCCAAGTCCTTCAAGGCGCCTATGGTCATCGTCTCGCCATTGCTCAGCTTCACTTCTTGCGCGTAAAACCGTTTCGCTTCCTCGGGGTCTTCCGTCTCCGGTTCGTCCGGGTCGCCTTCCTCACTTTCCTCACCCGCCTTTGGGTCTCCCCCCGTCGCGGTCTCCGGTGCCGTCTCCGGCGTTTTGCTAGGATCCTCGCCTCTCAGCAAGGCTTCAACTTTTTGTTCGTCTGTGCGCGTGTCAGGCGCTTGCTCAGGCAGTGACTCAGGTGTGGTCTGGTCTAACGATGCGGTCAATTCGGACATTTAAGCGCTCCCGCACTATCTCTAGTGCGTCCAGTTGGCTAAGTAGGGACTCTCGTACCCCGTCGTGCCCCCTGCTGGTCCGCAGGCGGTGAATAATCTCGGCGTCGGCGTCATCGAGCGCGCCATCCAGTAACAGCTGCAGCTCGCGCGCCTCGTCAGGACTGAGCATGGTCATCACCCTGCGCCGGCTTGTTGATCTGTTTCATCTTCACCACGTTGTCCGCGGTGATCTGCGCTTCCTTGACTTCGGCGTCGAGCTGGTCGCTCCAGACTTTGTAGTCCAGGTCGCGGCGCTGTTTCTCCAGCTCGAAAGCCTGGATCTGCGCCTGCAGCTTCTCGATCTGCTGCTGCTGCTGCTGCATTTGCTGCTGCGCCTGCTGCGCCTGCTGATTGGCCGCCTGCTGCGCCTCGGGACTGTTGGGATCGATCAGGTATTGTTCCGGCGTCTGCAGGTCGCTCGCCCGGCACCAATCACACATGGCGTTGTACAACTTGGCGCGGCTGGTCAGGATGCCCTCGCCGCCCTGCATGATGATCTCGGTCTGTTTGCTGATGACCTGGTTGAGCGCGCCGACCCGGGCGGCCTTCTGCGCACTGGTCATGCCCATGGTGATTTCCAGGTTCTCGCGCACCGGCCATTGCCCGGTGTCGGTCTGTTGCCACTTGCCGCGGATCTTGGCGTTGGCCGGACCCGCCAGATCGGTGCGCAGCAGCATATGCACGCGCAGAAACGCCGGCTTGAGTAGGGTTTCCACCAGATTACCGGCGAACCATCCGGCCATTTGTTCCACCTGCGCCAGCTGGCCCGCCGCGGCCGTGGCGCTCGACTTCATGATCTGCGCCTGCAGCTCGTTAATGTCCACGCTCGATCCGACCCGGGCGACACGGACGTGATCCAGGTACGACAGCCCCGCCATCGCTTGCGGCCCAATATCGGCCGCAGGTAAAGGAACAAGTGCCGTCGGATCTTTGATCCGCACGACGCCGTTAATTCGCCCATTGGTCAGATCGTCCATGTTTACCCGCCCTTCCACCGCGCCAACACGCGACCCGTTAGCGGCCGCCAAGTTGTCCAGGTAGTTGCGCAGGATGTGAGTTTTGCCCGACTGGATACTCTGCAGCAGCTCATACAAGCCAATGCCCTGGACCCGGTGCGGCATGGGGATAGGCGAGCCGGTCAGGTACGGCACCGACTCGGCCGATTCATTCTTGAGGATCTCGTTTCCACCAATCCAGACATAACGGCGCTCGGTCTTATTACTATCGGCACTACTGAGCAAGATGTAACAGCAATAGACCTCGCGCAGCCGTTGGCTGTCCTGCGCCGGGTCGTTGTCGCTCTGGTTCTGATAGATGCCCTGGCGCGCGTTGGCCGCCGGCCATTGCGTGTTGTTGGCCAGCGGGATCTGGTCGATGGTCTCTTGGCTGATCGACAGCTCGGCGAGCTGCGCGTCGGTATACAGCTTGCGCTGTGCGACAAAGCGCAGCTTCTGCAGATCCTCCTGGCCGGCGCCTTCACTGAACAGCATGTCCTCGGGCGGTATGCACTCAAACGAAAGTTTAGTTTTGGTGGTGGTGCGCTTGACCGTCGTTTTCAGACTGCTGGCCCTGATCTGGACGTCCTGGCGCGGTGCGGTCGGCTGGCCGAGGACAAAATAGGCCTCGTCAGGCAGGTTCGGCGGGAAAGTCTGCGTGGTCACGCTGGTCACGTCTTCGGTCTGGATCTTGAGCCAGCCGTTGGCGATCAGCAGCGCGTCAAACACGCCTTCGAAGATGGTGCGCCAGCCGCCGGCCTGCTCGATCGCATCGCGCACAAAGTCCGACTCCGCTTGCGCTTGCGGCTCGTCTTCTTCGCCGTTGGGTTTGATCTCGATCAGCGTGGTTTTAATGATCGGGTCGAGCTGACCCATCAGCGCATGGAGCGAGTCGGCCACGTCGGTCGAGACGATCGCCGAGCGGCCCTCGGCCGGTGCCGTCATGACACCGTTGTAATAGTCGAGCGCCTTGGCCCGCTTGGTCGCCAGCACGTCGGCGTCGTAACCCTGCGCCTGCTGGATCTCATACCGCACCACCGTGGCCAACTCACTGTTACTTAAACGCATGATCGGTCAACCCTGCTGTAGTCAAGTGCGCCGGTTTTCCACGGGTCGCCCTTAAACGTGTCCTCGGCCACGATCGCCAGCAAACCAAACGCATCAGCGCCGTGGCTGGCCCAGTCGTGTTCCGGCCCCAGGCCGATTTGGCGCACGTCGTCGCGTTTTTCGTGGTACCACCCCAGCGCCTCAAGCCCTGGTTGCGTGGTCTCTTGGTGAAACCAACACGCCGGAAAGATCCGCCGCGCCGCCGCCACCCGCGCCAAGGCCGCGCCCGGCCCTTGGTTCTTTATAACAGTTACATCATAGCCGGCGTCTTGAAATGCGCTTTCGTAACTAACGGAAAACACTTTGTCCTGCTGCACACCGTCGTGCGGCAGGTACAGCCGGGCGCGGTTCGGTGTGTAGCGGTTCTCGCGCAGCCACTCCAGGTGTGTGCCCAGCGGTTGGCCCTGCTGCTCGTAATAGTCCAGGACGCGGATCTCACGGCCAACGAATTGCGCCACCCACAGGCAGAAGGCGTCAGCCCTGGCCCCGGTGCCGCCTATGTCGGCAAATAGCTGAATTGGTAGGAGAGGATCAGCAGCAACACGACCCACCCGACCACCTGCGTTAGCAGCAGTAAGCACAGCCGCGTAATAAGCTCCGACGAGCAAGGTCGCATAGCCACCCTCCCAAATGTGTTGGTATTGGTCTGGTTCGTTTTTGAGACAGTCCAGGCGCTCTTGCTCCAGGACCGCGGGAAAGTGCGGGTTGTCCCGCCAGTTGGCTTTGACCACCACGCTACCGGTCGGTGGCGTAATCCCGCGCAGCAAGGCGTCAACCGGATCGGACTTGCGCCGAGCGTTCCAGGAAAACCACAGCTCACTATCCTTGGCGCGGATCGTCGGGCGCAGCAGCATCAGCGAGCGCGCCGAAAGCGTCTGCGCTTCCTCGGTCCAGGCGGTGTGGTAGCCCTCAAGCGACTTGATCGACTCGGCGTTGCTGTCCTGCATCCCGCGAAAGGTCACGATGCCGTCGCCGGGGGTTTGAATGCAGTCAGAAAAGATTTTGAAGCCGTCGCGCTCAGTCAGGCGCATGGCCTGGATCTTGTTCTCGATCAGGCGCTTGCTCGACTCGGCCAGGGTGTTCTGCACTTCACGGATACACACCGCCAAATGCCCAGGTTGCAGCAGCGCCCGCTCGACTAACCCTTCTGCGAAGTAGTGCGATTTCCCCGACCCGCGCCCGCCCCAGGCGCCCTTATACCGGCTCGGTTCCAGCAGTGGCTGGAACACCCGCGCCGTCGGCAGTATGAGGACTGTCAATGATCACCCTCCTGATCTCATGCACCACCGGGTGATCGGGATTGCCAGTCAGTTCAATGCTCTTGAGGTCGGGCATGTACTTTTTGAGTAAGCCCAACGCGGCA